TAACCAGGACGGGACAACTTCATAGCCCCGGAACATGAGCCGGGGAGGACCGTAGCTCAAAGGCAGAGCAGCCCACCCCGGATACGGGGAGCATGGGTCGGTTTGGGTGGTTCAACTCCACCCCGGTCCACGCAGCGCAGACATCCGGACGGATGATCGAGCGCTAGTAAGCTTCCCGACCAGACCTAGGGTGCTGAGGGAAGTCATAGCCCCTGCCGAGTAATCGACGCCGGGAACGCCAAGCCATTGGCGGCGAAAGCTCGCAGACGTGCAGCAAATGGCACTTAAACGTCCCGCCCAAATGCCAACCCCATAAGACCTTGGCTCAAGCGCGGCGAATCACCGCATCTTATCGCCCCAGTTCAGCGGAAGCACAACAGAACGGGCACCCTTTCAACCCTTGAGCAAGGAGCAAGACATGAGCGAACAAGCAGGCGGAATCAGCTTCGCAAGCGCCCTCGGACTAGTGTTCATCGTCCTCAAACTGACCGGCGTAATCGCATGGTCATGGTGGTGGGTACTCGCCCCGTTCTGGATCCCCCTCGCAATCGGCATCATCTTCATCCTGGTCCTCCTGATTATCGACTGGACGGACGGACGATGAGCCGATGCAAGTTCGCCGCCGAATACGGCGCCGCAATCCCCACATGGGACAACCTCAGCTCACGCGAAACCGCACGACTCACCGGCTACTCCAAATCAGCCATCAACGCACACCGCGCAGCAACATGCCGATGCGCCAAAGACCTCGCTGACGTGCCGCGACTCATCAACACAGGCGAATCGGAACAGCACAACCCAGACGGGTCAAGCTCATACGTGCGCATCTCCGACGCCGCATGGGGCTATGAGGACTACCGAAAGTTCATCCGCAGTGTTGGGCAAGACCCCGATAAGGTCACCTTCACATGGGGTTGGACATCAAACCCTGCCGGTGGTTTCTGGAACAAACTCAACAACGTCCGCCCCATCACTGACGGCAAAGATGGCGAACCCGCATGGCCTGTTATTCAGCAAGCCGCACCCGTTCGCGTTGCGCTCAAAGCAACACCGGTCAAACCGCCACGGGAGATGAAACTGGCGCTCAAAGGCGCTGACACCCAGATCGGTTACCGGCAACTGCCTGACGGCACAATGGACCCATTCCACGATGACGCAGCCATGGAATGCTTCGTGCAAGCAGCTCTGCAATACCAGCCTGACAAGATCCAGATCCTTGGCGACTTCCTAGACCTCGCAAGTCAGGGCCGGTTCGCGCAAGAAGCAGCGTTCGCTAACACCACACAAGCAGCTTTGGACGCTGGTCACGCGTTCCTCGCTAAGCTTCGCGCCGCCGCACCTGACGCCCAGATCATTGTGATCGAAGGAAACCATGACAAGCGGATGCAGAACTTCATTGAAGCCAACGCAGTTGCAGCCTTTGGGCTCAAACGTGCCGGCCTCCCGAAGTCCTGGCCTGTCATGTCACTGCCCTACCTGCTGCGCCTGGACGAGCTGAATATCCAATACGTTGACGCCTACCCAGCAGCAACCGACTGGGATAACGACTCAACCCGCAACATCCACGGCACCAAAGCCAATAGCAGGGGCTCCACCACAGCCCAGTACGTGCACGAACACCCGCACCTCAACACGTGGGCAGGTCACACTCACCGAACCGAAATCACCTACCACAGTGTTATCGGCCCCCGCGGTGAACCCATCGAATCGTACTCCGCTAACCCCGGCTGCCTCTGCCGCACAGACGGTTCAGTGCCCAGCGTTCACGGCGCCATCTCATCCGATGGTAGGCCTGCGCGCATAGTCGAGAACTGGCAGCAAGGGTTCGGCATGGCCTACTACAACGACACCCAGTCGTGGCCGTTCGTGTACCGCATCCGTGACGGTGTCGCACTCATGGGTGGCATGGAACTAACGGCAGCGTAATGGCGTGGTCAACGAGCACGCGTCGGCAACGACTGCCGAGCGATTGGCGCGAGCTAAGGCGTGAGGTCAAGCGGAGGGCAGGAGGCATCTGCGAATGGGTAAGCAACAGCGCCCGGTGCACACAAGTAGGTACCGACTGTGACCACATCAATCAAGGCGACAACCACGCACTTACCAACCTCCAATGGCTATGCACACAACATCATTGGGCCAAGACCAAACGAGAGAACGCGGCACGCAACACCAACAACGCCGCACTCAAACGCAAACCCCGCGAACAACACCCAGGGAGAACCACATGACCGAAGTAAAGTTCACGAAAGCAACAGGCGGACACCGTGTCGGTGATAGACTGAACACCAGCCCCGGAGCAGCCGCCTACCTTATCGAAGCGGGCGTAGCAGAGCCCCACGAGACACCTGAGAAGCCGGCACCCAAAGCCGCCTCAGGCCGCACCAAGGCAGGGGTGGGGGGCGACTCCCCCGCCAAGGCTCCCTCTACCGCTGGATAGCAATTCAGATCCTGCGTGCGACCTTTCTGGATTTTTGGGTGGTTTTCGCACTGTTTGCCGACTGTTGTTCGGCATTCTTGAGTAATCCAAAATATCCTTCGATTCCCCACTTTCGCACGCAAGCCGAATGATTGAAATTCCTTGTAAACACTGGGATTATCCGTAACAACTGGTAGACTGTTGCTATGGAACCTGGGGCGTGCGAGTACTGTGGAGCATCACTGAAATTGCTGCGCGCCGGCGCTCGATTCTGCTCCACGAAGCACCGCGTATATGCCTCAAGAAACCCGCTATTCCCCCCTGAAATGACCTCAAAAGATCGTTGGGTGCGGAGGGAAAAGACGAAACGCCCTGTTACTTTGGCGCGCAAGCCTGCCAGCTCAACCAACCCTTCGACGTGGGCGTCCTACGCGGCGGCTAAAGCTTCGACGGTTGGCGCTGGCCTGGGTTTTGTTCTCGGTGATGGTGTTGGATGCATCGACCTTGACCACTGTTTCATTGACGGCGATCTGGCCGGATGGGCTGAGGAAATTGTTGCTAGCTGCCCTGCAACATTCATGGAGGTTTCCCAGTCCGGTGATGGGCTGCATATTTTTGGCTTGCTACCAGAGGGCGGGGGCCGCAACTTGCGTGACGGTGAACGCAGTGTTGAGTTCTACTCTGCTGGGCGGTATATCGCGGTGACGGGTGACCGGTTCCGCGGTTCGCCATCGAAGCTTGCTGATTTGTCCGGGGTTGTTGCCTCGGTTCTTTAGCGTCCCTGGTGGGCGCGTTCGCGTCCCAGGAGGATGTCTGATGGCTGCACATGCCCCGTCCGGGCTTGCCACTAAAGGTAAGCGTCTCTGGAAAGAGACTGTGGACAAGTATGACCTCCGCGCTGATGAGCTGGACACGCTTGAAGATATTTGCCGTGAGGCTGACCTGATTGCTCGCCTTGAGGCTGATCTTGAGGGCGCCTCCTTGCTGGTGCGTGGCTCTCAGGGGCAGGAAGTTGTGAACCCTATCGTGTCGGAGATTCGGCAGCATAGGGCTACTAAGAAAGCTCTTTGGGCTTCCCTGAAGCTACCGGATGAGGGTTCGGAGGCTGGGGGCTCGAATCAGCAGCGCGCGGCTGCTCAGTCGCGTTGGGCGGCGTCCCGTGGCAAGAGCGCGTAGTGGCGCGGCTCTCATTACTTCTGCCGAATCGGATTTCGCGGAAATCATCAGGTGGTACGAGGATCTTCTAGAGAAGACTTTCCCGCCTGCTGATCTGCAATGGGAGCCGGTAAAGATTGGTCCGACATGGCAGTGGGATAACGGCTGGAAGCTCCCTAAGCATTCGCTTGGGTGGCAGGTTTTGGCGTGGTGCGGCTATTGGTTGCGCGACAAGCATGGGAAGCCGTGGGCTTTCACTGCTGAGCAGACACGTTTCGTGTTGTGGTACTTCGCTTTGGACGATTCTGGCGGGTTCCTTTATCACTCTGCGGTTCTTCAGAGACTCAAGGGTTTCGGTAAGGACCCGATTGCTGCGTGTCTTGCCATGGCGGCGATGTTCGCTGACGTGAACTTTGACCACTGGGGCGCTGACGGGAAACCTGTTGGGCGGGATCAGCCGAATGCCTGGGTGCAGGTTGTTGCCGTTTCGCAGGATCAGACGAAGAACACCATGAAGTTGTTCCCGTCTCTGATCAGCCCAGAGGCCCGAAAGCACTATGGGATCCAGGTTGGCAAGCTGAATGTTTGGGGCGATGGTGATTCGCGGCAGATCGAGGCCGTTACCGCGTCCGTGATGGCTATTGAGGGCGGGCGTCCTACGCTGATCGTTCGCAATGAGACGCAGAACTGGAATTCATCGAATGGCGGTCATGATATGGCCGGCGCGATTGAAGGTAATGCTGCTAAGTCTGCTATTGATTCGCCCGCCCGGATGCTCGATATTTGCAACGCTTATCGTCCTGGTGAGGATTCGGTTGGGCAGCGTGCGCGTGAGGCGTATGAGGCGACGGTTGGGGATGATGCTGAGTTCGCGGATTTCGGTGTTATGTATGACTCGTTGGAGGCTCCCCCTGAGGCGCCGTTGACGTTGGCTGCTGCTCCGTCTGTTGTCGAGGCTGTGCGCGGTGATGCTATTTGGTTGGACGCTCATGGGCGTATCAAGAACTCGATTGCGAATCCCGCGAACTCGCCTAGTGAGTCGCGGCGTAAGTGGTACAACCAGATCACTGCCGCGGAGGATTCGTGGACTGAGCCGCTGGAATTTGACCCGCTGAAGGATGCCGATAAGACGGTTGAGGTAGGCGAGGAAATTGCCATGTTCCTTGACTGTTCGAAGTCCGATGATGCCACGGGCCTTGTCGGGGTTCGCATGTCTGATGGGCACGTGTTCACGTTGGGGATGTGGCAGCGTCCACCCGGTAAGCGCGGCGATGGTTGGTTGGCTCCGCGCGAGAAGGTTGACGAGGTTGTTAAGGATGCGTTCGTTAAGTTCAGCGTGTCCGGGTTCTTCGGTGACCCTTCGCACACGGTTGATGACGAAACCATGGATCGTTACTGGGATCCGCTGTTTGATGAGTGGCATTTGCGGTACCGCCACAAGTTGAAGGTGTGGGCATCAGGGACGAAGGGCGGCAAAGGCCATTCAGTCATGTTTGATATGTCCGCCCGTGACAATGCCAAGTCTTTCGCGTCTGCTGTTGCTTTCACGCTGGAAGAAATTAAGTCGCAGTCCTTCTCGTGGGATGGTGACGCCCGCTTGCGGCGGCATGTGCTGAACGCTCGCCGGTATCCAGTCCAGGGCTTTGTGTCTATCGCTAAGGATGGGCGCGAGTCGAAGAACAAAATTGACCTCGCTATCTGCATGGTTGGTGCCCGTCTGGTGCGCCGCCTGATTTTGAACAACGGAAAGAAACGGGGTGGCCGAGTATGGTGATGAGCCAATCTGCTGTCGTAGAACTCGCCACTGACGTACTCATGCCGAAGCACCTCAGCGAGCGTGAACACCTTGATTTGGTGGATAGCTGGTCGCGGTGGAGCCCGGAAAAGGTGCAGCTCCCTGCTGAGGCTAGCCGGGAGCACCAAGCCCTCCGAGACTTGTCCGAGACACCATGGCTGAACCTGGTTGTGACAACCATGGCGCAGCAGCTTATGGCTGAGGCTGTGCGGTCGTCCAGCGCTGCCGAGGCTGGCGAATTGGCGCGTATTTGGGCGCCCTGGCAGCGGAACCGTATGGCAGCTAAGCAGAAGCCTTTGCATCGCGCCGCGCTGTCGTATGGGCAGGCTTTCACGAAGGTTCTTCCCGGTGACACGGGCGCTGTGATCAAGGGGCTTAGCCCGCGGAACATGGTCGCTGTGTATCAGGATCCCGCCGATGACGAGTACCCGATGTACACCCTTGAAGTTCAGGGTGGTCATTGGATCGTCATGGACGAGGAAGCCGAGTACACGCTTGGCATGGAAAAGGGCGGGCTCAAGTTCATTGAGTATAAGCGCCATGATGTTGGGGTTACGCCTGTTATCCGTTATGCGAATCAGATGGACCTTGAGGGCCGCACCCCTGGCGAGGTTGAGCCGTATATTCCGATGGCGAAGCGGATCAACAAGACCTCGTATGACCGTCTTCTCACGCAGCACTTCAACTCTTGGAAGGTCCGCACGGCGACGAAGATTGATCAACCGGCAACTGACGCTGAGGCTAACCGGCTGAAGCTTCTGCTGCGGCAGAGTGACATCCTGACCGGCGAGGGCGATACGGAGTTCGGGACGCTTGACGAGACGCCGCTGGAAGGATTCATCAAGGCTTGGGAGTCGGATATTCAGGCTCTTGCTGCTGTTTCCCAGACTCCTTCGCACTCGCTGACCGGACAGCTTGTGAACCTGTCTGGCGATGCTCTGGTTGAGGCGCGTTCCATGCTTGATCTGAAGGCTGGGGAACGCAAGGTCTCGTTTGGTGATTCTCACTGTCAGACGCTCCGCCTTGCTGCCCACATTGAGGGCCGCGAGAATGACGCTTCGGACTTCACCTTGTCTATGCAGTGGGCCGACCTTGAGTCCCGTTCGATGGCTCAGGCTGCGGATGCTCTTGGCAAAATGGCGACCATGCTGGGCGTCCCGGTTGAGAAGCTATGGGACAGGATCCCAGGCGTAACGCCTGAGGTTGCGGATGAGTGGTTGAAATTCAAGCAGGCAAATCCGACCCCTGAGGCTCAACTGGCGAACGCTTTGAACACGCAGTCTAATGGCGTTAACGGCTGAGGGCCGCGCGCTCACTGAGGCTAACCGGTTGGCTCAACTTTCGGTCGCAGCTCGCGCCGTTGTGGTGTCTAAGGCGTTGTGGGCGCGGATTGACCCGTCTGATATTGACCGTTCGGTTGAGCGGTGGATGCCAGCGCAGATAGCCGCGTTCCGTCGCTTCTATGGTGAGTCTCAGGCGCTCACTGAGTCTTATCTGGCCGATTACCGGCTTGCTGAGATTGGGGACGCTGACGGGCCTGTCGTTGCCCCGCTGTTCCCGGTTGCTGTGATGCGTGATGCTGCACTTTTGGCTGGCCCTGTGCGGGTGAAGATGCTCATCGGCGCGGGGGAATCTCCTGGTTCGGCTCATGCTAAGGCGTTCACGAAGTTCTCTGGAATCGCGCGCCGGCAGGTGCTTGATGGCGGGCGCAAGATGATTGACGCCACCACCAAGGCTGACACCCGCGCTATTGGGTGGCGG